TGGACATCCACTAATCCAATCATACTGAGGTTTAATAACTTGTTTAGGAACTCCCTGAGCAATAATCCAATCTAAATTTAACAGTGTACCTTTTATGCCCTGATCTTCTAGTATTGCAATATGCTCTCGCATCTCTGCAGGTGTGTGGCTTTTTAATTTAAGTTCGCCGCTTAATCTTTTTTTATGGTATGCAATTTGATAGTAGTACCAGCTTTGATATCTTGCAAAAGGATTTCTCACTACTGTAAACCAAGTCTCAGGATGTACTAGATTTGGATAATCTCGAAGCATATGCTTATAGGTAATATGTGCACCGCATGGCTGCCATGGTGACCACGGGTCTTGATGATTATTAATATTAGGACCTTTTCTGCCTCCACGAAATGCAGCATGGATACTTGAGCCGCCACACTTGGGTATGTGTATAAATCCTATTTTCTTATTGGTAGTAATAAACATTAGTAGTTTGCACTCTTATGATCTGCTTGTCTAACATCAACATTTGTGTCGCTGTATTCTGTTTTTAATTCATCTATAACATCATTTACATAACGACCCTGGAATGGAATTTGAAATGGCTTGTCGTCAATTTTACGATATGCTGTAACAATACTTACATTCTGTGCTTTACCATCTCTATTATGTAGTTCATCATACGCCCGTTCTAGTTCACTAACGGGCGCACGAGGCTTCTTTTGTTCATAGTGTGTCCAACTATCCATGCCTGTTGGGCAATCAATGTATTTGCCTGTATTCTGCGCTAACCACATAAACTGCCATTCATATCCATTTGCTGCAGCAATGTCACGAAACAATCCGGGATGAAAACTGTAAAAGCAATGATTGAACCATGGTGCAAATGGTAGCACATTAATCATAATACCACCTGGCTTGCACAAGTTGTGCATGTTTTCAAAAACTGTGCGCTGATCAAAGATATGTTCGCCTGTGCCGTTGTTTGTTACATAGTCAAACTGTGTGGTGTAGTTGTACTTGTCTTTTAGTATGAAATTAAGGTCCATAGCAATAGCACGAAGTTCAGTGTTAATGTCAATAGCAAGATAGTCACTAAAGCCGAGGTCTTCGAAGTATTCCCAGACAAAGTTAGTGGGTCGTCTATGTACTCGTCCTGATATTTTTTCACATTCATTTAACCATCCTTCACTGTATCTAAAACGTTGATTGCCCCATTCAACTACTGTTGCACCTTGGGGCAACTGTTTACTGATGTGTGCAGTTGCAAGTTGCATAATATTATTAAACGCCATTAGTTTTTAATCTCCCGCACCTTCCACATCTTACCTGTGCCGTTAAACTCACCAATGATATTGATGCTGTGTCTGCGTTCTGTTGGAGCAATGCGAGGTGTAACACTGTGAACGCTGTCTTTTACATTTAGGAACATACAAAAGTTGTTTGCACGATAAGGTACTTCAAACACAGGCTCATGTAAACTGTTGTCCACTTGTCTGCCCAGGCTCTTGTTTACTTCTGTGATTTCACCAGTTACACGATGCACTGTAAAGTTACCACCCGCTGCCATATCTGCTTGCTTGCGCATGTATAGCAGTCCGGCATAAATCTCTACAGGGTTATCTACATGCGGTGTGCGACTTGTGCCTGTTTGATCCACGGGCTCATGCACAACAAACTGGCAGTCTGTTACATAGTGCCCACTGTTGTCTACATCACGCACACTTACTGGTTTTGTTTTTAAATTTTCGTAAAACTCTTCGCCATATGCTGCAACAATGTAGGGAGCAAATAGTTCTGCACATGCACGAAAGTATTCTGGGCTTGTGTGATATGCAAAAAAGTCTTGCCAAATAGCAGGCACTTGCCAAACTTTTGCTTCTTTACATTTAAAGCGATATGTAATACCGCCATCATGTGGCTGTGTGTGTTTAACAATCATATCCTCAGGAAATGTTGCTTCTAGTTCTCTGTACAATCTATCAGGCATTGCGCCTTCTACGCAAACATAAGGAAATGGATCGCTGCGCACTTCTGTTACATTTTGTATTACACTTAAATTACTCATCGTTTATCCTTTATACTCAAATACGAAATCTTGTTTCCATACACCAGTATTAACATAACCCAGTGTTTCTAAAAATGCGCCTGCTTGATTTTCTTCTGTTGCCCATCCATACTTAATGTCACCGCCATTTTGTTCAATTACTATCATTGGCTTGTATTTGTCTATTGTTTTTAGTGCGCCCTGTAATACTTTAAGTTCATAGCCTTCGACATCTACTTTAACGAAGTCTACACTATCAAACTCGAAACTGTCAAGTGTATAAACAGGTACATCTGTTCTATACTTACTGGGTCTAATTTCCACAGTGTCGTCTTTGTGTATTGCGCCGCCATTCATGTTTACAAACTCTTGTTTGTCTCCAATACCACAGTTCCATACTTGCACACGATCTTTGGGAATGTTTTTATTAAAATGCCCTACCAGTGTTTGTCTACGAGGCTCAAAGCATTTTACACTATCAAAATGTTTTAACAAGTAGTGTGTGTATTCACCAAAACGACAGCCAACATCAATTGCAGTTCTGCCCTGTGTTTTAGGAAAGAAGTCTTGCATATAAGCGTAATGCTTGTGTATTTGATTAATACCTAAACCATCATGTGAATAAACAAGCTCACCATTGTCCTGATATAAATCTTGTTCAAACTTTAGCTCTTCCATTTTTTTATACCCTCACTTTTTTGCTGTTGTGGCGCATCATACTCATGAGGATTCTTTAGTTTCTCTTGACGTATCTGTTCTTTAGTAACTTGACGTAAGTCTTTCCACCAATCTGCATCATGTTGGAAGCCGCCAACAATATCACCTTTAAGACTTTTGCCTACTTCTTTTCTAAAGCCCTTTAAGTGATCCATGTAAGCACCTAGTACACTATTGATAAACACATGCCCACTAGCGTTTGGTCCGCCCAAGTCGTTAAACTCTACACCCACTGCTTTAAAGTCCTCAACTAGTTCTCCAAATATAAAACTGTCGTGATATTCATCATGTTCAAAGATGTCATCGCTTTCATAAATCCAACGCCACTGTTGCATAAACTCTTGAAACTTTGGATGATTACGATTAAACATCATCCAACCACACTCGGGCCAAGTCTTGCGTCCTAGATATGTTGCTAGTTGATTCTCACTGGGAGCAATGCTGTGCAAAAATTCTAAGGTCATAGGCGTATGTGTTCTTACATCACCGTCACACCAAATAAAGATGTCTGTGCCACAGTGTTCTGCAAAGTGCCACAGTGCAAATACTTTGTTAGCAAAGCGACTTGCATCCCAGAGAAAACTTTTTTTAGTTTTGTCTTTGTTATGTCCGTGTGCGTGTGGATTGTTCTTGTGTCGTTCTTGCCAAGCCTTAAGGTCTGGCAAGGTTGTTCGTTGATCGTAAAGTGTAATACTATGATTACCCTGTACACTTGGATTGTGATCCTCGGCATAGATACTCAAAGGAACTTCCTTGGGCCAGTTTGCATTATATCCTTGGATAAACTGCTTGCCATATTTTTTGTATCCTTGAGGATGCCATGAGGTAAATACTGATAATGTGCGCATATAACTATTTATAGGTTTAGAAATACACAATGAAAATTTCACACTTTCCAGGTAACTTGCCCAATAATGCACAGGAAGTTTATCCACAACTTATAGATGCCATACAGCAAACAGACACACTTGTTGAAAATGACTTGGATGCTGATGCTGCTCTTATATGGAGTGTGCTGTGGTATGGTAAGATGGGTGCTAATAAGCAGGTATGGGATCACTACCGCGCACGAAACAAGCCAGTCATTGTCATAGAAGTGGGCGGGCTTATACGCAACACAACTTGGAAGTTGGGTATAAACGGGATCAACAGAGATGCAGACTTTGCTGTGGATGCTTACATGCCTGGCGACAGAGTAAAAAAGTTTGGCATCATACTACAACCTTGGAAGCAGGATGGCGAGTATGTGCTAATATGTGGACAACACGGACACAGTGAACAGTGGCGTGACATGCCTGATATGGATACATACTATCGCAACACTATTGCAGAGATACGCAAAGTCACAGACAAGCCCATAGTTGTTCGCAGTCATCCTCGCTTCAGAGAGTCGCTACACTGGGCATGCGATATGCAGTGGTACAAAGATCAAGGTGTCACTTGGAACATACCCAAGCATGTGCAGCAAACCTATGACAGTTTTGATTTAGAGCATATGTTAAAGCATACACACTTCACTATAAGTCATAGCAGCAACGCTGGCATTACTAGCATTATACATGGTGTGCCTGCTGTTGTTAGTGAACATAGTTTAGCCTGGGATGTTAGCACAAAGATGGATTCCTGGTTAAGCAAGCCTGATAGACACAACTGGTTAAACTGTATGAGTTATACAGAATGGTTTGCTGACGAGATAAATGTGCAATGGAATCGTATTAGAGTAAAACTATAGTGTTGCAAATATGCAACACCATTGTAAAAAACAACAAAAAGGTTGCTTTTGACAAAACTTTTTAGTATAATACACATAAATATCCTTGTTATGTTTTCGCCAAGCTATTCGTGTAACACAACACCTTTTTGCAAGCATGATAAGATAAACAGCGATAGATGCTGTACAATATAACCCCCTAAAGGAAATTTAAGACAATGAAAAGACTACTTACAACTACTGCGATCCTCGCAGTATTGACAACACCTGTTATGGCTGACGTTACTATTGGTGGCGACTTTGCATGGTATCATCAGGATAATAATGGTACACTATCAACAGCGGTTGACGCTGATCTAAACATCAAGCCAAGCACTACAACTGAATCAGGCTTGACTTTTGGTGCAGATTTTAACCTTAACCAAGATGGCAACGATGACGGCGGTAACAGCCTAACTGTTAGCAACGACAAGTTTGCACTTGACCTAGGTGACACAGACAGTGCGTTAGATAAAATTGATGATGTTACTGACTTTACATACATTGTAGGCAATGGTTCACCAAGTGTAGACCATGCAGCAATCTTAACTCTTACACCAATCACTGGTCTAACACTTAATGCTAGTATGGCAACAGGCAGTGACTATGGTACAACTGCTGGCGAAGGCTATGCATTCAGTGGCACATATGCTATTGGTGAAATTGCAACTGTTGGCGCAGGTAAGATGATTGATGCTGACGATTCAGAAGCAACTATCATGAACGTAACTGCCAACGTTGGTCCAATTGGTCTTGCAGCAGAAAAGTACACAGCTACTACTGCAGCTAAGGTTGACACAGACACAACTACAATGGGTGCAACTTTTACTATTGACAAACTTATGCTAGGCATTGAGCTTATGAAAGAAGAGTCAGCTGGTACAGTTTCAAGTGATGAAGTTACACTTGGCGCACAGTACACTGTAGCACCAGGTCTAGTTGCATTTGCTGAAATGACAGAAGATGACAAGACTGCTAGTGAAAAAACTACAGCACTAGGTCTTGCAGTAAAATTCTAATTTAAATTTAGGATAATAAAAAAGCAGCGGAAACGCTGCTTTTTTTTGTGACTTAACTGGTGTGCCATCTATAATCTTGCACTGTACCATCTAACCAAGTAGTAACTAATCCTTGATCTTTAAGTATACCGTTTTGCATGATTACTTCTTCCATGTTTGCATTTACAAAGCCTTGTTCTACCATACTGTACCAAGTTGTAGTGTAAGGCAGTGGATCTCTTTCCTTGTACACAACTACTTGTATAATGTCCTCAAACTTGCGTTTTTGCAAATAATAATCTTTAACATCAAAGCCGTTCAGTGCAAGCAGATAAAGTATTTGTGTTACAGTAAATGTATTGTAATGGCCTGGTGGCGTATAGTTTTGGAATCTATGCTGTAGTACATTAACTGTGCTTGGTACATTCAAGTAAAGCATGCCACCCATGGTCATTGCACGATTGACACGCCCTAGAAACTCCACTGGACTGTATATGTATTGCATAACATCATGACACCATACAACATCTACTAGTACACTTAGCATGGGAGTATCGGTGTTAAGGTCATGGTTCTTATAAGTGATGTTGTGACGCTGAGGTTTGATATGTTCACAGTTTAAATCAATGCCGTGACATGCAATGTCCAAGTATCTACCTGGTTCACCATCTTCGTTAATATCACGCATGTTTGCCCAATACTCTAAATGGGCACCATTGCCGCATCCTAGGTCAGCCATGTGTTTAATACTGCGCTTAAAGTCATCAAACTGATTGAGAAACTCCAGCGTTTGTTCACCTAATGTCATATTAGTCAATTCTAATATCTTCCATGCCTGCTGTGCGCAAACGAACAACGTGACCCATTTGCCACTGTTTAGTATCCAAGCCTTTCATAATGCCTAGCCATCTGTTACGCAACAGTGCTACTTCGTTGATAATAGTTTCAAAGTCAATAACTTCATCTTCGCCATCTACATACTTTTCAGCATCGCGACTTGTTAACGCTCTAGCATATCCTTCCAAATACTTTTGAAAGTGCTTGCGTCTAATCTTGCGTAGTTGTATGTTGAGGTAGTTAAGCACTGCTTCAATCTCTTGTAGTTGGTTGAAACGATGCTCAGTAATACCTGGTAGTGCAGTAATATTCTTTTCTACAATACCTTTAACATGACACTCGCGCTTTGCTTCTTCCAATTCACTTTCATAAAAATTAATGAAAGCTGGAATAGCACCCAGATCATTTACAATTCTGTTGTAGTATTGGCTCAATACTCATCTTCTTCGAGTTCGAAGTCCTCTTCTCCAAGCAAATCTTTTACACTTGCTTTGAGATATTTGTCTACACCACCAAGTTTAAATAGATCTTGCTCGTCAAGAATTTCTTGCATATCTTCTACAAAATGATCGCTTGCTAACTGTCTATCCTTTGCTGGGATATATTCTTTAAGAATTTTATAAGCGTCAATTACAACTTCAACATCACTCATTTTTTTACCTATACAGTTCCGGAAAAATATTTTTCAATTTTTTAATATTTTTGTTAGTTTCATACCATTCAATATACGCAAAAAAATCATCACGCAAAGATGGGTCATATTCTAAATCATTAACTTTTACTAATAAATCTTCGTAACTAGTTTCAATGTCGTTAATAATATTTTTGTTATTTACTATATCTGTTAATAGATTTTTCTTTATATTATCAGGCAACGTTTTTATACTAAGGCATTGAGGATTGTATACTATGTTAGCACCCAATTTTATGTTGTTTTTTTGACACCATTTTGCAAGATCAGCAAAACCTAGTACTGTTGCTGTTTGAAATGTATATAACACTGTCATATCTATTTTTGGATTTTTAACAGCCTTAAGAACATTTTGTTCAACTTCATTCCATTCCGATCCAGATCTAGCCCATTCTTGCACTTCGCCTATTCCTTCTAGACTAACACTACATTGAATATATTTAAAATCTCCAAGAGAATCTATTATGTTCGAAAAATCTTTACTAGCATTTGTAACAAATAATAAACTAAGTTTATCTTTTTTATGAGCTGGCAGTTGCCGCAATTTATCCATCAAAAACTTATCTAAAAAAGGTTCACCGCCAAGAAATTTTAAAAATCTAATATGCTTATTATTTTCTATAATATCATTTAGATACTCGACGTACTGTTTATTTTTAAATGAAAAACTCTTTACTTGCTGCAAATAATCAGGATCTGTTGCAAGTTTAGATTGAACAATTGGATGATCTATATCGGACATCCAATTTGCATATATCAACGAGCTATCTTCAGGATTACACATAACACAAGCATAGTTACAGGTATTGCCAACTTTTATATCTGCAGATAAAATTATATCACTAGTAAAGTTATTTTTCTTACTAAAGTATATATCCATCCAATTTGGAGTGTTATAATCTTTTTGCATTGATAACAACGAATTTAGATTTTTACGCATACTTTGTATTCCGTTTTCTTCGTCAATCCAGCATTTGTTACAACATTCTAATTTTACTCCATTTGCTAGATCTTTCTTAAGATTTAATATCGGCTGAGAATTTAAATATTCCAATGGACTCATAGTATGGCTAGGTATATCTTTTGTAATCTCTCCGGAGATAACACAGCAAACTTTTTTAGACATGTTATTAGAATTTCGAATCTGAAACCACGGAGCAACACAAAATGTTTCTTTGCTATTATTCATTCTCTTCTAATACTTCGCCTGTTTCTGGATCAACTACATCACCATTTGGTGCAGTAATTGTTGCATCTGCAATATCATCAATACTTAGTCCATCTGCGTTGCTAATGTCTTGCATGATCGCTTCAAGTTTATCACCTGTCCATCCTTTACGGAACTCCAGCATTTCTTCGCCGGCTGCAGTTACATACTTTAGACGATTGCCTTGCTTTGTAAGCATGCCTTTTGCTTCAAACAAGTCAAGCAACCCACTGTATGGATCCATGCCTGTTTCATAAGGAATCTTAACCTGCACTGCTTCAAATGGCTTGCTATAGCGTGTTTTCATAACTTTACATGCTGCACGAATGCCTTGCACTGTGGTTACTTTATTGCCATCTGCATCTTCTTTGAGTTTAAGTTTACGCATTGCTACAACAATACTACTTGCATAGATAAATCCTTGTCCGCCACTAATCTTATCGTCTGGGTCAAACATATCCTGACTTGCATATGTGTGATTAGTACACACCATACCTACATTGTAACTACCAATCATGTTAACTGTGTTACGCACAAGTGCAGTTAATGCTTTAGGCTTACGCCCCATATCACCTTTCATGTCACCTTTGTTAAACTGGTCAACATCTGTAGGTGTCATCATCATGCCTAAACTGTCAAGTACAAACAATACCTTTGGGCGATCTTCTTCTGCCATTGCTTTGTAGTCTGCCATAAACACACTAATAGTTTTAGCAACATCGTCAATCATACTCATGCTAAGTTTAAGCAGTTTGCTTTCGTCTGTGTCAACACCCAGTGCTTGTAGCCAACTTTCATCCAGTGCGTTCTCACTGTCGATTAGTACAACAAAGATGCCTTGTTCTTGTGCATGTCGCACAATGTTACCACTTGCAAAGTAACTCTTACCTGCACCTGATTCTCCAGCAAACACTGTAACTTTGCCCATAGGCACGCCACGATGGAAATCGCCACTAATAAGATAGTTGAGTGCATAACTTCCTGTGCTGATCCAATCTGTTGGATCGTGAAAGCCGATGCTTAATCCATCAATACTTTTTGTAATGTCTTTTCTAAATTTGCTTACGTCAAACGGCTTTGCCATGTTATTTCCTT